CATGTACTTATTTTACGTTCTATAAAGAATTTTGTCAACCCCAGATGTTCCTGAATCAGCAAGAAACGAAAATTTTATCCACATTATGTTAGAAGAAAAATTAAACGGAGTTATTCCGGTGTGAGCAGAAAATGTAACATAGTCTGTAACAGAACCTATTCGTATTGGAAACCATCCTGCATTTGAATCAGCATACGCATCTAATGTTCCGTCAACATACAATTTACCAGTAAATGCTGTGGTATATGCCGCAAAGGTATGCAATCCATTACTATCGTTACTCTGTGCATCTCCAGCATAACCGCTACTGTACATTTGATTTACATTTGGTTCGCCATTATTCTGTGGATCAATTGCAAACGAATTAACAATAACTGTAGATGACAATTTGGGTAACGAGCCATCTAATATCTGGATTGTTGCTGTTTGCTTATCGTTATGATCTGTGAATAATGGTTTAGTAGACCCTTCGTTGTTAGTATAAGTGAATGCTATATCGTATAATCCTTCATCGATGCCTGCAACATCAGAATCTAAAATAGTAAGTTGTACTTTACCTGCATGATCATCTTCAACTTTACAAGTTCTAGAAAATATAAGTTGTTTGTTTTGATGATTAACCAAGTTTGCTTTAATAATTTGACTAGTTAATTTAACGGGCTTTCGATCCTCGTTTTTTACATCAAAGTTAATTGTATTGTCCACACCCTTGTAAACTTTTAATATTCTGTTGTTCATTGGCGCATTTCTCGTTTTTGAGGGTCCGTTAATCAACAGTAAATGTTGAGTATGGGTGTAATCATATAGTGTTAATGATTGTGCCATTGCTATACCTGCTGTAATTATTTATCATAAATACTCTGAAGAGGTAATATGGAAGTTACAGACGAACATAAAGAATTATTAGACAGATTCCCTTTTTTAAGTTTATGTAAACACGGTGGCGGGGAATATGTCGGAATTGTTCAAAATCAAAGTAACACCGTGTGTTCAGTTTACGTTTATTCTAAATTAAATGACACAACAGAAAAAGAAGATTTTTTAAAACTAGGCGAAGAATGGTGGGTAGAATCAAATCGGATGATACCAATTAACATAATTCTTAAGTCTAGATTTGAACAATTTCAATATTGTCTTATGACATTTAATGCTAAAGACTTTGAAGTTTTATACGGGCCTTCTATTAGTTTAGCAAATATTTTGAAAAAAAGAATTAAACGACGCCAAATACAATTAGTTAGAAAAGTTGATTGAATCAACAAGTAGATTTAATTGCACTACAATTGCCAAAGCATAACTTACAGCATGAGATTTTTTAAAATAATATGAATTATCAATTGGTTTTAGCCATACTTGTTTTTGTATCGATTGCCACGATTCTCCCTGTAGTGATCGCTTTGCTGGTCTTATGATTGCAAGCACCATAGCAAGTTGTTCTACAGATTGCGGTTTCATTTGTGAAACTATATTAAAATGATCGTGTATATGAAATAATTGTTCCACTATTTCTTTATGTTGAAATAGTTCCCAATCGGGTTCAGTATCTATTAATCGCTGTAAATGTTCTTCGCTTTCTACATCCTTATACATGTTTACATTAAGACAATCTATTTTGAAATATCCTAATTCTTCTGCTTTTTTATAATCTAATGTAGCATTGCCTGTAAACGGATCAACTGGAATTTCATGAAAATATATACCAGTGTTATGTCGAGCAACATTATTATCTTTAATAATAGATGCCGGAATATGATGTAACTTATTAAGAATACTACTACGATCTTTAAAATCAATATCAATGTCAGTCATGAAAATATTCATCTATAATTTTTAAACTATCGTCGAGTTCTTTTACTTTTCTTTCCCAAAATGATATGTCTATAAATTTCTCTACTAATGCTAATTGTTCTTCGTTTAACCTTCGAAGAAGCCTATTACCGCTATTAGTACCAAGAATAACCCAAGGACTAATACGTCCGGTGCATATAAAATGTACTGCATTAAATGTTGAAACTTTGTCAAAAAATGTTGTCCAATGTTCATTTTCTTTTAACTCCCATTCTTCTGCTGTTAATATTGCCCGCTCAACTGCTCTAAAAGCTGATTCATAACTTAAATATTTTTTAAGAAATTTATCAAATGTTTCTCCTTTTGTCCAATCTTTTAATTTTATAGATTCTGTAACGACATAATTTATAAATTCCTTCTGTAAATCAGAAGTTAATTGTAAATCTAAAACATGCCTACCAAACTTAATAAAATCCATAAAATATCTGGATTGAGCAAAATCAGTATAATTTTTTTGTGTTTTTTGTTGGGGCATTGTAAATTGGTAAAAATTTAAATATATAAAAAATCCCAATTTAACGTGTTGTTCTTTAGACATCCCTGCTCTGCGTTTTTGTTCGCATAAATGAACTGCAAGAGTGCTTTCTTTTTTAAAACTTTTACCGCAATATTTGCATATAAAAGAATCAACCAAAGATTTTTTTGATTTGCTTATCACTGATACCGTGTTGCTTTGCATAATCTTTAATACTCGTATTCGTATTTAATTCTATTAACGTGTCTATATCACGTTCTTTTGTTGTTGGTAATACTTCCATTAACCATAGTTTAATTTTATTCTTTTTACTTTTTTTTCCTGGACTAATAAATTCATGGAAAAAGTTTTTACCTGTGCCAACAAGTTGAAGCAATAACCATTGAAGTTCTTTATGCTTACGTAAATCACTAAAATGAACATTAACGAACTCGTTTGTCATAACTAAATGATGATAAAAAAGTCTCCAAGGCCCTTCTTTTATATTAGATGTATACCGCATTAACAACCAAGGACTAAAATCTTTCTTTTCCTTTTCAGTTAAAGTACTATATAATTTTTTATTCTTTCTGTCTATTCCATTTAGTGCCTTTCTTAATTCCATAAAATACCAATAAATACTATATGCGAAACCCCGACCTTCTTAAAAAGTATATTTTAACACATTTACCTTGTAAATGCAACATAAAAGGCGCAAAATCTGTAAAAGATTATAAAGTAAAAAGTCTCAAGACTGCTGTTGTTACAGATATTGATAATAATACGGCTGTTTGTACTTTAGTTCAATCTGATGATCTTAAACAAAATCAATTCTCAATTTTTGCTCCTATGCCAAATACAACAGTAGGTGCCGGAGGTTCTGTTCGAGCAATAATGTCATTAGAGCATATAGAATTTGTAAGTTCTTCTAATCATGGACTTTTTCCTGGTTTTCTATATACAATACCTGGTGGTGCATTCATGTTTCCTGCTTCATTTAAGATTACAAGTGTTGAAATAACAGTTAATACCTCATTTAAAATAGATAAGATTAAAGTTGAACGTCCTGGCATAAAATATTGTGATCCCGTATTATCATTTTCACACGGAAATGTTGAAACAAAAACAAAATTAGAAAATGGATACCTACGAGATGTAGAAATTATTTCCGGAGGTTCAGGTTTTAAAGCTTCTCCCGATATTATTGTAAAACCCGGACCTATATGGGATTATGTTACTGCTTTTAAAGGTAGACACATTGTTGTCCGTAACAAAACAGTAAGTTTATAACCATAATTGTGCAACATCTAATACCTCAGGTATTTTGTTTATTTCTTTAACAATAAAAATACAATTTGGTTTTTTAGTATCTGTTAATGGAACAGATAATATATGTCCATATTTTAGTTTTGGAAAATACCATTTCATTTCAGAATAGATATTAACTATTTTTATGGGATAAAATTCTGCCATTATACATTGGACAGGATTATATACAAATGCGTTAAAATCTCTATCATTAAAACTCATAATAGGTAAAACTTCTAAATCGCCTATTTCTTTTTCACCTATAACAATACTCCAATCTAAAGGCATTTGAATAGTATGCCCGCCTACTTCAAGAACTGCGGCCGGAGCATTGAATGATTCTAAAAATACTAATGGTACATAAATGTAATCTACATTTTCAGGATCAGAATAGTCAATAACACTATATCTAATATCATCTATTTCGTCAGGTATAGTATCTAAATCATAACTTGTATCATCTAATGTAAGAATTTTCATATTGTAATTTTTTGCACTGAATAAGGATACTTTGCTTCAGCGTAAAACTTTTTACGCTTAGTTAAGTGCCGTTTACTAAATTTTGCAGAGGAAGTTATATCCCAGACATTAACAAAGTCTTTGTCTTGGGCCTTTCTTATGCCTCTACCAATTGATTGAATAACTCTAATAAAACTTTTTCCTGGTTCAAGGAGGACCAAATTAAATATTCTAGGAATATTAATGCCGATACTTGCAACCCCGTAAGTGGCAACAATGATTTTGTTGTCAGAGTCTTGTACTTCGCTGTATTGTTTTCGCCTATCAGCCGATTTAACAGATCCGGATATAAAAACGCTTTCGTCGCCTAGCCTTTCTTGAATCATTTTTCCTGCTTTAATTCGATCAACTAAAATAAGTGTGTTTCCGTCTTTAGCAATATCTTTAAATAACCCTGCAAGATAATCTATTCTATTTTCGTTGGTTGTCAAGTAAGTAAGTTCCGATTGGTAATTTAGATATGCAACTATATCCTGTGTCTGTATAATATTTATTTCGCAATTAGCCAAAACTTCTTGTTCTTGCAAATCTGCGGCACTTAATCTGTTTATTACATTACCCAACGATGCTTTTAAACTAGCAAATTGCCATTCTTCTTTTGGTATAGTGCCAGTAAGTCCCCAACGAATAGGTATTGTAGCAAATGGTCCTGTAAGCAATTTACGAAGCACATCTGCTTTAGCCATATGTACTTCATCGACTATAACACATATTACGTCTTTAGCGAATGTTTTAAGTCCTATATCAATTTCGCCATCCTTGTATCGTTTATCCATTAAATTAAGACTCTGCCAGGTGCATATTGTATGGATTTTACCAAATTCCTTTCTATCTCCAAAATATACCCCGGCATCGAGTCCCAAGTTCTTATAATCATCTTCTGTTTGTGTAACAAGATCTTTGTTCGGAACTATGACTATAGTACGCCCATATGGCTCCACAGAGTAACTTAAAGTAGCCGTAATTAACGTTTTACCAGCCCCTGTAGCAATCTCCTGCAGGCATTGTGGTTCTGATAAAAACTGATTTATAATGTCTACTTGATAGTCTCTAAGTATAATATTTTGTCCTTCATGCGTATGTCCTTTTGGCCAAACTAATTTCTCATGAATTGTATCTGTGACTTCTATAAAATCGAATGTTTGTTTCTTACGTTTGTCTTTGACAGTAACAATGTAATGTTCGCTTAGTATGGGTATGATTTCGTCTAAGAAATTTAAGTAAGTAACACCTCCCATACTAAAGAAAGAGATACAGCCATCCCAACGCCCTAATTTATATGCAGGTACGTGAAATGCATGTGGTAAAAAATACTTAAATTTCTTTTCTAATTGTCGCCTTGTTGGTAAATCAAGATTATGTATTTTAACATTTACTTCATCTTTAATTTCTATTGTACAGTCAGGCATTAGGTCATAAAAAAAGGAGTTCAAAGAACTCCTTTTTTGTTAAAGTGTTTATAATAATTACGCCCGCTTCATGCAGGTCGATTCAGTTAATCTTTCCCAACGTTCTGGAGCCATCTTTTTAAGGTCTGCAATCTTGTTTACCATCCTCAAGCTCACTTCACGTAACTTGTTTTTATTTTCTTCCATGTACACAACAAGTCCTGCAACTTCTTCATTGCTAAAGTTATACTTTGCAAGCATTCCGTCTTTAACAATTTGCTTTACACGGAGCATCTTGTCACGCATTGTATCAAGTGTCAAGTCCAAGTAATGGCATCTTGAAAGGATTGCTTCTAAGTGATCTCTAAGTTTACCTTTCTTAACATTATCGAACTTCAAGTTTGTAATAAAAATAACTGATCCGCAAAATTCAAATTTTTCTGGAACACCTTCTCTGCGGAGTGCCGCACTTTCTGTATTCCAACTAATCATCCGTTTTGCACTGGAATCAAGTGCCGCCTTTAGCAAGTTCAAACTCAGTTCGTCCCAAAGGATGCTATCGCAGTCATCAAGTACCAAAACGCTACCTGGATCAGCGTACCTGTAAAGTAATTGGTATAAGCCAATTGCACTTGCGGCACCTTTTTCTGTTCCGTAACGTACTGGCTTATCAGCAAGTTTATCAAACAGGCTATTCTTTTCAATAACTTGTTCAACACCGTAACTTTTACCAATTCCGGGAGGTCCTGTTACTATCATTCCACGTACAACGCCATCAATGGAACCTTGTGTCATTTCATCTAAAATATCGAAACGCTCTGCAATTTCTGCAATACGCTCTTCGTCGGTCTTTTCTTGTTTAACTACTACTGGAGTTTCGACTTTTTCTTCTTCTGTGCTCTCTTGTACTTGAGCTTGAAATGAGTTAATAACTTCGTAATCGTGTTTGCTAATAAGTTTAATACGAATTTCACGGTCTGGAAAACCTGGAACATGAGCTCCGTCTACTGTAATAAATCCACCGTTCTTACCAACATTAAATCCTTTTACTAACGGAAAAATTAAATCATTAACTGCTTTACCGCCGTATTCTCCGTTGTGTACTCTTGCTTGGACTTGCATATTGCTTCCTCATTTAATGTTTAAATTAACTCTTTTCTTTATTATGTATATATTATACGCTCTAGCCACAAGAAAGTCAACCTTTTTTGGCAACTTTTTTAACTTTTTTTACTTTTTTTGTTGGTTTTTTTCTGACAGTACCTGTTTTGCTTTGCTTTTGAACTCTTCTACACCTTCAAGTAAAGTTTTTGCATTTTTTTGTTTGCGTTCTTCTTCTTGCAGTTCAGGTAACCGTTCTGTATACCACCAATCAGCGGTGCTTGTCATTATAATCCTACATCTTCTAATCCTGCTACTCGCAGTTTAACTATATTATTAATTTGAAATTGTTTTGCATCAAGAGCTTTGACAAGCCCATGAAATTTATTTCTTAACAATGCAAATTCGTTTATTAAATGATTAAAATCAACCACTTCGTCTTCGCCATCTATATATTTTTCAGCATCTCGTGAACTCAATGCTTTGTTATAATGTTCAATAAATTTACGAAATACTACTGAACGAAGTTTTCTTAATTCGATATTAAGATGTTCTAAAATGGCTTCAATTTCTTGTAGTTGATTAAATCTATATTCTACAATACCTGGCATTTCTCTAGATAATTTTTCCAGATTACCTTTCATACCACATTCGAGTCTTGCTGTATCAAGTTCTGACTCAAAGAAAGTAATACAATTTATTAGTTCAGATAGATTGTTTTTTATTTTATTATACCAGGAACTCATATTAATAATCGTATACTTCGGGTTCTTCTACTTCTTCTTCGTCGATATAGTACATGTTGTTTAAAACTTTATCTATTACTTTATCGGTTCCTTTTAGTTCTTTTACATTATCCTCAATTACAAAACCAGCAGTTTCAAATTTTTCTAAAAGTTCTTCACATACCAGTTCTGCATCTTTAGCGGAAATATAAGATAATACAACATCCCATACCTCATGTATCAGATGAATCTCTTCTTCCGTCATTTCCATTAGTATCCTCCGTTGATGATGAAGCTGAGTTATTTAGTTCTTCTGGATCAATTTTACCAGTCCAGGAGGAAAAATCTTCCATGATAATTTCTAATTTTTCATCTGTCCAATTTTTACGAAATTCTTTAATAGGCTCCTTACCTGGTTTACTGTACAATAATTTATTGCCATCTTTAACGACAGCACCTGCTTTTTCAAACAAATCAAGTAAACCACTGTATGGATCCATTCCGGTATCATATGGTATTTTAATTTGCACACTTTCAAATGGTTTTGCAAATCGAGTTTTCATTACTTTACATGCCGCTCGTATTCCACGTATGTCTGTTATTTTGTTGCCTGCTTCATCTTCTTTAAGTTTTAATTTTTTCATTGCAACCACAATTGACGAAGCATATATAAATCCTTGTCCTCCGCTAATTTTATCATCTGGATCAAACATGTCCTGTGAGGCATATGTATGATTACAAGCAACAATTCCTACTGGATTACCTGCAATTAAGTTAACGGAATTTCGTACTAATGAGGTAAGTGCCTTGGGTTTACGACCCATGTCACCCTTCATATCTCCTTTTTCAAATTGATCTTTATCGGTTGGTGTAAGTAACATACCTAACGAGTCAACAACAAACAATATTTTTTGTCGTTCTTCGTAAGGTGCATCTGCATATTGTTCTTTATAACCTTTCATAAATTCACTTATAAATTTAGCAACTTCGTCAACCATAGACACGCCAAATCGCATAAGTTTATCTTCTGAAATGTCTACGCCTAATGCCGATAACCAATCAGAATCGAGTGCATTTTCAGAGTCAAGTATAATAGGAAGGATGCCTTGCTGTTGGGCATGACGCACTAAGTTGCCGCTGGCAATGTAACTTTTACCACTACCGCTTTCACCAGCAAGGCATGTAACTCTTCCTAAAGGTACGCCCTTTTGAAAATCACCCGAAATAAGAAAATTCAGAGCATAATTTCCGGTACTAATCCAATCTACCGTATCACTAAAACCGACAGCCATTCCTGGCACGGCTTTTGTGATTGATTTTCTAAATTTTGATACATCAAATGGTCTAGTCATAATTATTCCATAGAAATGGGGGAATGGTTATTCCCCCTTTTAATTTTAAAAATTAAGCCTGGGCTTTTCGATCACGAATTAATTTAAGAATTTGTGCCGCCGAAGGTTTTTCACCTTTTTTCTCGGTGTCTTCGGTGGTTGCTTCTTCTTTAGGAACTTCAGCCTCCGCAGGTTTATCTGAAACTACAGTAGGTTTTGTAACAACCGACGGAGTAGGTGTCTCTGCCTGTTGTTTACCACCTTCTGTTCTTGACATTCCTGGAGGTGTATAATATGCTCCCCATCTGTCAGGATCATAAAGTTCGCCTGCAACTGATGCTTCAAACATCTCAAAAATAACACTTATTTCGTCATTGCCTGGACGTTTTGGCATAAAATCATTTAAAGTAAATAGCCCGTTTGCTTCAATAGCATCACGTTCTACTTGATCTAATGCTCGTTCCCTACGTGACCAATTCGAAGTTGAATAGTCAGCATATTGACCTTTTTGTGTTTTAGTAAGTTTGAAGTCTGTTCCTCTTTCATAATCGGTTGGAATTTCCGGAAAATCCGGATCCATTAATGCCGCAGATATAATTTTAAAAATAGATGGATTAATTATAAATCTGCGAATTGGGTTTTCAGGTATACTATCCTCTTGTAGTGTTCCATCTACTACAAATCCCTGAAAAATATATGAACGTTTTTTCCAGTATTTTCTACCTTCGTTTTCCAAATTTGGATCTTTAAACCAAGGTCGAATTTCTGCATGAACTGGACATGCATCACCCCACATCTCTACGCAAGGAACTTGGACAGTAACATTACGTCCTTCGTCTTGCCCTTTAACACCCGGGAATGCTAAACGAATCATTTGTCGTTCTTTCCAGAAGAATGTATTTTCTTCGTCGCTGTCGGGTAAAAATCTTAATGTTGAGGTTGTTCCTTCCGAGATATTCCAAAATGCATAAATTGCATTATCGGAAACAAATCCGGATGATTTGCGGGTCTCTTGTTCTAAGAGTTTTGCTCGTATTTCTGTTAGTGTAGCCATATTATTTCTCCTTTATTAGCCTATGTTGTGCCTAAATTACTATTCTTTTATTAGCCTAGCGATTACACATTCATGTAATCTATTATACAGTACTATTTATCAAAAGTCAAGCATTTTCTTTAATATATTCGCCACAAACACTTGCACAAAATGTAGGACACGTTTCTGGGTTTTGCCAATTTTTATCTGTTAGGTATTCTGTGAATACTTCGTGGTTAAGTATTTCTTCTAACGTGTGCTTTTTCAAATCATTCCAATCAGATGGCAAACTATCTAAATATGAATCCCCCGTAACACCTTCAGAACATTTTGAGTGGTAGGCACAACAAGGTAACACTTTTAAATCTATAGTAATATCCAAATCATGCCATTTATTATCTACAATTTTTTCAGCACCGTGTGTTCCAGTTTGCCAAGCATGATAATTAAAGCATTTTAATTTCCATTCTTTATCGGAGGTAGATCGAACTGCCATTCCATTCCTTTGATATTATGTTTTTTTATCTTTTCTAAATTAGTTTTAGATATTCTATTATATTCTCTAGTATTAATTATAAAAATAATAGGAATATTAAGTTTTTTACTAAATTTTTCTACATCTTCTATTTCAAAATAATTATGATCAAAAATTATATATTTCCAAGTTGCTCGACTAAAACTAGCAACAACCGTTAGGTTTTCAAATGCTATTTTTGTATTAACACGCCGTCTATATAATTGATTGGTCTTGTTTGTTAATCCATCTATTCCAAAAATAAATGATAATTTTTTGTAATTTGTACATAAGTGTTTATAG